TACAGTAGATGCAACTTATATTATTCATTTGAGAGGAAATGGTAGATATAAAAATGTTAAAAAACAATTAAAACAATATCCTCTCACAAAAAATGTTCATATTGTTGTAAATAAAGGATACAAAAAATTCAAAAAACCCAATATTGATTCTCCAGCAAAAGATTTAATACATGCATATATGTTTTGTTTTGAACATGCAAAACAATATAACAATATATTAATTTTAGAAGATGATTTTATTATTGATCCTAGTCTCTATAAACATAAAGATAATATAAATACTTTTGTAAAATCACATATCGATTTTGTTTACCGATTGGGATGCATTCCATTTGTAATGATTCCATATGACACATATAATTATATAGGACTTACTCTTGGAGCACATGCAATAATGTATAGTACATCTGTCCGGACCCAATTATTAGAAAATCAAAATGAAATTTACAAATGTGACTATGATCTATATTTAAATTATTATTTTAATTATATTTATTATACGCCTGTTATTTATCAACTTTATCCAGAAACAGAAAATCAAAAAAAATGGGGAGAGTTTAGTCTACCTACAAAAATAGTAGGATATATACTTAAATATTTATTAAAATTCCTATTATTAGATAAACAAGTAAATCCTGGATACAATTTCTTTTATTTTATTTCGAAATATTTATTTATTTTATTATTTATTTTATTATTTATTTTAAATAAGATTAATTACCTATAAAATAATAACAAAATATTTTATGATAAATTTTATATATACAGGAATAATCACATTTATTATTATGTTATTACTACATCATTTATACAATTATTTACAATCTAATTTAACTATTCCCAAAGTAAATCAAATAAACACAACTATAGTGCATGATTTAAATGAAATTAAACAAGAACTAAAAAACAAGGATGACAATAAAGAAATTAGACATGTAAAAGACGATCGAAAAGATGAATTAAAAGAATATTTGAATCAATTTAAAAAAAAATGAGGCCTTTATAGTAATGGAGCTTCCAGTTTTTAAATTTCCACCTGAAACATTTGTGCACAAAGAAATTTATGTACCAAATGCTATTTATTTAGCACAACCAGTTGGAAAATTATCTTGTATATGGTTTACACAAATAAACGATATACCTACATGTTTTATGATTGAAATTAGAGATAGACAATTACACAAGAAAACAATACTTTCTACACTTTTCGATTCGGAATTAATAGGAACAATTCTGCACGGTACTCATATGTATTATGAATCACAACCTTGTTTCGTGATTCATAATATATTTTATTATAAAAATACTCCTGTAGATTGTTGTTATCAAGAACGATATGCATTAATGGAAACAATTATAGAAAAATATATATACAACGAAAAAATGTCAGCTTCTCAGTGTATGTTTTTCATGCCAGTAATATCGTTTCGAATCGAAAATGTGGAAGCTTCTTATAAAATATTTTGTATTAAAATTATTGAAGGAAATAAAATTATCAATTATGTAGATCAAACGGTTTTAAAACAGTTTTTAATTCAATCGACTGATATACGTGATATTTATGAAGTATATACATTAGAAAATGTATATCATTCTATTGCACACATAGATACTGTAAAACGTAGTGCACTACTAAATAAATTGTTTAAAAAAGAAATTACATTGGATTCTATTGAAGAAAGTGATGATGAAGAACAATTTGAATCAAAACAAATAAAAATGTATTGTAAATGGAATGAAATGATGAAAAAATGGGTACCTATTAAAGTATAATATAATATATGAATCTATTAATTTTAGTAATATATTCAAAAGATGAAATATACGATAAAATGTTAGAATTACAACGTTCCTATTTACACAAATTCAAAAATGTATCTTCTTATTTTATTGATTTCCGAGAAAATCAAACAAAGTTGGTTGAAATAGAAAAAGATATGATTTATGTTAAAGGCAAAAATTCATATTTAAACATAACCTATAAAACAATTGAAGCATTAGCGCATATGTTACAGTTCCCATTTGATTATATAATTAGAACAAATATATCTACCATTCTAAATATTCCATATTTGTATACATATTGTTTACAATTACCAAAAACAAATATTTATAGAGGTGGTAATTTATTACATGTAAACCATATTGATAAACCATGTGGTATTATAGATAAAAGTTTATGGGGAACTAATTATATACAAGGAACAAGTATTATTATGTCCTATGATATTGCAAAATTAATGGTAGTAAATAAATCAAAAATTCGGCATGATGTAATAGATGATGTTTCAATCGGAGTTTTTATAAAAAAATATACAAGTATAGTTCCAACTGGAACCGGTTTTTTTCAAATTCTTCCGGCAACTAGATCTATACCCATTAATTCTATTTTTTATAGAAATCGATTAAATAATAGAAAACAAGATATTGAAAATATGAAGAAAATTATTCATATTTTAAATCAACCTAATATTAAAAAAATGTTTTAACGACGTCTAGTTCTACGTCTAGTGCTACGTCTAGTGCTACGTCTACCACCTTGACCCGATACTGGTGTAACAGGAGTACGAGATCTGGATCTGGATCTACTTCTTGTTCGTGCACGACGAGTTGCTCTATTGCGTGCAATAGCAATATCTTTGGCTACTTTCAATTTATCCAATATAGCTGTTGCTACACTATCGTCCAACCCTGACCTATCTCTTTGACTATTTACTACTTTATATAAAGTAGTTATTTCACTAACTGTTGCGTGTTCGCGTTGAAGAAAATTAAAATTTTCTTCAGGATATAGTGTTATGTTGGTATAAAATTCATGTAATCTTACAGTATCTAAACTTGGAATTCTTCTTGGTCCCATACTATTTCTAAATATTTAAATTCACCTGTAAATAGTTAAAATAAATTTTAACGACGTCTACGAGTACCACCTGAAACAGGATTACGCGATCTAGACCTAGACCTAGACCTAGACCTAGACCTAGACCTAGACCTACGTGTTCGTGCACGACGTGTTGCCGCATGACGAGCAGCTGCCCGAGCTTTTGCTCTAGTCAACGCATCTAATGTATGTGTGACAGCATTATCACTCCATTGCTCATGTCTTAGCCTATTAAATCTTCTATATAAAACATTTATTTCATGAACAGTTGCTAGTTCTACATCAAGAAATTCATACTCATCATCTTCAGGATTGTCACCGATTCGTTCATAAAATGACCGTAAACGTTGTGTAACTAAATCTGTACTATTTCGGGGTGCCATACTATTCTAAATATTTAAATTAATATAAATACTATAATTATGGCATTTACATCAACTATTTTCAAACATATTATAAGTATTGGATATGAATTTGAAACGCACGACATTGCAAAAATATCTATGAGCCAAGATGACATGGTTGTTTCTAATATTTCTATGCAAGGATTAAAAAATAGAATTGCTTCTAAGGAAGCAACTAAATTAGATAATAACAATTATTCTGTTTATGATCATAATGAATACATCGATGATCCTGACATGGATGGTGATGTACCCAACAATGATATTATGATGCATTCAACCGTTGATTTTTCGAATGGTAATTTTGATTCACAATTAGCACCTCTTTGTAAAGATAGTACTGAGAAAAATAGTTTGTATGCATTTAAATTAGGTAAACAAACATATCCAATTACTTTTCCTGGTGATTTAGGAGATGTAAAAGAATTTCCATGTTCTAATTTTTCAGGCGTTGAATGGATTGTTACCTACTATAAACCTCCATCTAGTCCCCAAATTATTTTGAATACGTATATTGATGCTTGTTCTAGAATTGTAGATCAATTGAATAGTTTTGAGAAAAAAACGGGATCCTTTTTAATCCGAGATACAAAAAAAGTAGTTGGATATAAATACAGAAACATTTATCATAAACCAGGTACAAATTTTTATTTTTTACAGAGAAACGATGGTATTAATACAAATACAGAAAGAAATAATTTTTCAATTGACTCGATTGAAATTGTTCCGCAAATGACTTTTTGTGTGAATGCATTACACGCAATGGATGTTATGGACACAATGCTTACATTTACACCTACTAAAAATACACACATGGGAATGAATCTTAAAAAATTACAAACAGAGTTTTCACTTGTCTATGAATGCACATCATTAATGTTTCCAGAAAAGAAAACAGATGATATCAAAAAGGCAATTTGTATGTTAAGTCTTATTCTATATAAAGTAGTTGTTTATGTAAATCGGTATTCGGTAGTTGGAGCTAAAGAAGTAGATTATTATTTCAAAGATGATTTAACTTTTTCAGTAAGACATTCTAATGTTACATTATACAATCGTTTACTAGAATTAGTAGGAGATGTGAAAGAAAGATTCAAGTTACCGATTATAGATAAATTATATTCTAAATCTAAACCAGCTTTAACTAAACTATCGAAAAAACGTCACAGACGATTTGGAGATCCAAAATATTCATTTCAATCCTATTTTGATTATTTAGATACGGGAAGAGATTGGTTAGAAGTAAATGATATTGTTAAATTTACAGCCATGTATGATTTTAAAGAGGATAATCTTATGATTGAGCATCGCGAATTTGGACCTACGATTGCAACTATGATGATCGATAGAAATATACATGTAAGGAAATATTTTCCAACTTTAAAAATGATACAATCGTTGAACGATGCATTGATTTCTGAAAAAAAGGCTGTTAATCTACACAATAAAATTTATAATAAATCTACTTCTAGATATACAAAAAAATGTAAACCAGGTGAAGTTCGTGACGCCAAATTTTCATGCACTAAAAAAAATAAGGGTATTTCCTATTTTAAATTTCCATGTAATCAATCGAATAAAAAAATATTAGATTATTTAATTGGACATGCTAGAGATCAGTCCACACATTTTAAACAAATATTTCCATGGGAACATCCTTGTGATGAAAATTATTTTGTTTATGTTGCATTAGAGATTCCGAATAGAGCAACGTTACAAAGTATGCTTTCTAAAAAAATGAAACCTATTATTTATGGATGGTTAAACGTTTCTGTAACAAAATGGAAATCGTATCAAATTGCTTATGTAACTCATATTACAACAAGAACGGATAAGTCAACATTCAAAGGTATAGGTACAACATTGATACAAAAAATGGAAAAAGATATGATTCCTACCATTGATTTTATTAAATTATCTCCTATTGAAACTGCAACTAGTTTTTATACAAAACTTGGTTATACACCTTGTTTGGCCTATGATGAAACTTCCCAATTATTTTTGTGTAAAACATTGTATAGAGATCCTCCAACCAATTATACAAAATATATTCATATGCAACAAGAAAAAGAAGAAAGACAAGTAAGACAAAAAGAACAAGAAATAGTAAATGAAATAACTTCACAGTTGAGTAGACCAGAAGTTATTAAACTAAAACAAAAAATAAAAGAAGATGAAACATTTTTAAATGTACTTATTTTTACTTATACTGAAAGTGGTATAGAAGAAATAAAACAATTAATTAGTGATTAACATACTCAATACCCATGATTGCAGCATGATATGCAGCTCCATACATAAAACTTTTTACTGCAATACCAACCATCGTAAGTTCTGAATTATGAGCAACAGATGGAATCATACGAATAATAAATGCATTCACTGCAGGAAATTGAAAAATAAAATAAAGAACAGCTAATAAAATAGGTAATTTAAATTCTTCTATTAATTTTTCTATCTTACCTTGTGTAGG